GCGAAGAAGGCTATCGACCAGTTCGGTACGCCCGAGCTTCGCGAACTGCTGGACGTACACCGCCTCGGCGACAACCCGGAAGTCATCCGGTTCATGTTCCGCGTCGGCAAGGCCATCAGCGAAGACACGTTCGTCGCCGGGGGCAAGACCACCCCGGTTGCGAGCGCAGCCAAGACCCTCTTCCCCAACATGAACTAAGACTGGAGACAGCCCCATGTCCGTCCTCGCGGATACCCACCCCACCCTGCTGGACGTCTCGAAGCGTCTGGACCCGGGCGGCAAGGTCGACAAGATCGTCGAAATGCTCGCCCAGACCAACGACGTTATCGACGACGCCGTGTTCCTGGAGGGCAACCTGCCCACCGGCCACCGCTCGACGATCCGCACCGGCCTGCCCCAGCCGACCTGGCGCAAGCTGTACGGCGGCGTCCAGCCGACCAAGTCGCGCACCGCCCAGGTGACCGACAACACCGGCATGATGGAAGCCTACGCCGAGGTCGACAAGGCCCTGGCCGATCTGAACGGCAACACCGCCGCCTTCCGCCTGTCGGAAGACAGCGCGCACATCGAGGGCATGTCGCAAGACCTGGCTTCCTCGATCTTCTACGCCGACGAGGACGTCACGCCCGAGAAGTTCACGGGCCTGTCTGCGCGCTTCAGCTCGCTGTCGGCCGAGAACGGCCAGAACATCAACGCCTCGGCGGCCGATGGCTCGAACGCCACCAACACCTCGATCTGGTTCGTGGGCTGGGGGCCGAACTCGGTCTTCATGACCTACCCCAAGGGCTCGACCGCCGGCATCCATGTCGACGACAAGGGCCAGGTGACCATCGAGAACGTCGATGGCGCGGGCGGCCGGATGGAAGCCTACCGCACGCACTACCGCCAAGACGCCGGCCTGGTCCTCAAGGACTGGCGCTACGTCTACCGCATCCAGGTCGACTTCGCCGAGCTGACCAAGGACGCCGCCACGGGCGCTGACCTCATCGACCTGATGACGGACGTCGCCTCGTTCATCCCGAACCTGGGCGGCATCCGCGGCGCTTGGTACTGCAGCCGCCGCGTCCACAGCTTCCTGCGCCGCCAGATGGTCAACAAGGTCAAGTCGTCGACCCTGATGATGGACGACGTCGCCGGCAAGAAGGTCATGACCTTCGACGGCTTCCCGGTTCGCCGGGTCGACGCCCTGCTGCACACCGAAAGCAAGGTCGCCGCGTAAGCGGGACCGGGAAAGGAATAGGACCATGATCCTCGACGAACGCAACGAGTTCGCGGACGCCACTTCGGTAGCGGCTGCGGCGGGCACCGCCCTCATCGGCGATGTCATCGACCTCGGCACGGCCTCCCGTGACATCGGCGCGGGCCAGCCCGTGTGGCTGGTCATCCAGACCGATACCGAAATCATAACGGGCGGTGTCGCAGGCACCATCGAGTTCAAACTGGCCTCGGACGCGCAAGCGGCCATCGCCACCGACGGCTCGGCCACCGTTCACCTGTCGACGGGCACCCTGGTGACCGACGACGCCGCGGCCAACGACGCGCGGCTGAACGCGGGCGGCCTGATCTATGCCGGCGTCCTGCCGCAGGGTGCGGTCTACGAACGCTATCTCGGCATCCTCGCCGTGACGGGCACCACGACCACCACCGCCGGCAAGATCAACGCATTCCTGACGTTCGACGCGCCGCCGACCCAACGTGCCTACCCTGACGCGATGCCGGTGTAAGGAGAACTGACCATGAGCAAAGCACGCACCGACGCCCAGGGCCGCAAGTTCGACGCTGAAGGCCGCCGCGTCTACGACAAGGCCGGGAAGAATACCTATGTGGAGGCGATCCACCCGGGCACCTACCCGACCAACCACTTCCGCAACCCGGGTGACAAGTTCCGCCTGAACGAAGGCGACAGCATCGTCGACTGGATGCGCGAAGTCGAGGACGACGAAGCCCCGGTGGCCAACAAGAAGGCCGCCAAGGTGCCGAACAAGCCCCGGAATAGCCCGGAGCCCAACAAGCCCAACGGCGACCAGCAGCCCGGCGACGAAACCGGCAACGCGACCGAGCCGTCGACCGCCCAGGACCCGGATCAGGTCGACCCCGACCTGGCCTAGGCCACACCACCCCCTCCCCGTAGGGGTTCCGAGCCGGGGGCCCAACAGCCCCCGGCTCTTTTCTTTGAGGCGCAGCCATGACAACCGCCGTCGCGATAAGCAATCTGGCCCTCTCGCACCTCGGCGACGACGCCTCGGTGGCCCAGCTGGACCCGCCTGAAGGCAGCGCTCAGGCCGAGCATTGCGCGATGTTCTACCCCATCGCCCGCGATGCGCTGCTGGAGATGTATCCCTGGAACTTCGCGATGCGGCGCGCCACGCTCGCCCTGATGGATGAAGAGCCGGTCAGCCAGTGGCGCTACGGTTACGCGCTCCCCTCGAACGTGCTCGGCGTGTTCGCGGTGCAGGGGCCTGAAGACACCGACGATATGCTGTCGCCGCACTTGGGGCCGATTGCCTCGATCAACGGCCTCAACGACTTCGAGATCGAGGGCCTCGCCGACGGCACGCGCGTTCTCTACACCAACGTCGTCGACGCGCGCATCCGGCACACGGTCTCCGTGACCGTGACCACCTTCTTCCCGCCGCTGTTTACCGTGGCCCTGACCTACTTCCTGGCCAGCTTCCTTGCTGGCCCGGTGCTCAAGGGCGAGACCGGCCGCACGGTCGCCCAAGCGATGCTCAATACGGCGATGGGCTTCATGACCACCGCACGGACCCAGGACGCCAAGCAGCGACGGGCCAACCGGGTTCGCGATGCGCATGTCGCCCCGTGGATGGGCAACCGCTGATGGCCGGCACCCTGCGCAGCTTCTTCCGGTCCTTCGCGGGCGGCGAGATCACGCCCGAGATGTTTGGCCGTATCGACGACGTCCGCTACCAGACAGGCCTCGCGAAATGCCGCAACTTCGTCACCCTGCCCCACGGCCCTGTGCAGAACCGCGCGGGCTTCGAGTTCGTGCGCGAGGTGAAAGACAGCACCAAGGCGACCCGCCTGCTGCCCTTCACCTTCAGCGCCACCGACACTGTCGTCATCGAGTTCGGCGCAGGATACTTCCGCTTCCACAGCCAGGGAGGTACTGTGCTCGACGGGCTGGTCCCCTACGAGATCGCCAACACCTATCTCGAAGCGGACTTGTTCGAGGTCAAGTTCGTACAGTCGGCCGATGTCCTGACGCTGGTCCACCCCGACTATCCGGTGCGAGAACTTCGGCGCGCGGGCGCGACCAGTTGGAGCATCGTGGACGCTACCACCGGCCCCGGTATTGATCCTCCTTCCGGCCTGAGCGCCACGCCAACCACCGCTGGCGCGAGCTATCTGCGCGTGGACGCCTACGTCGTGACGTCGGTTATAGACACCGTGGAAAGCTCGGCATCGGCCGAAGCGACCGCCACGAACAACCTGAACGCGGCCGACACCTACAACACGATCAGTTGGACCGCCGAGACCGGAGCCACCGGCTATCGCGTCTACCGCAAGTCGGGCGGGCTGTTCTACCTGATAGCCGTGCTCGACGGAAACGGATCGGTCAGTGTGATCGACGACAACCTGCCGGCCAACGGCGGCATCACGCCGCCCCAAGCCTCGGACCCCTTCGCCTCCAGCAACAACCCCGGAGCGGTAACCTACTTCGAGCAACGCAAGGTGTTCGGCGGATCACTGGCCCAGCCCCAGAACGTGTGGACGACGCGCACCGGATCGGAGGTGGATTTCAACTACTCTGTGCCGCCGCGCGACGACGACAGCATCCAGTTCGCTATCGCGGCCCGGGACTACAACCAGATCATCCACCTGGTCCCGCTGCAAGACCTGATCGTCATGACCCAGGCGGGCGAGTGGCGCGTGTTCTCGGGCGGCGACGCCCTGACCCCGGGCAGCTTCGGCGTTCGGCCGCAGTCGTTCGTCGGTGCTGGGCATGCGACGCCGATTACCACGGGCTCGAACCTGATCTTCGCCGACACCGCGGGCCATATCCGCGAGATGTCCTATCAGGAGAGCGCGGGCGGCTACCTGACCGGCGACCTGTCCCTACGCGCGCCGCACCTGTTCGACACCTTCGAGATCGTCGACAGCGCCCAGGTCAAGGCCCCATACCCGATCCTGTGGTTCGTCAGCTCCAGCGGAAAGCTGCTCGGCATAACCTACATTCCCGAGCAGCAGGTCGCGGGCTGGCACCAGCACGACACCCTCGGTTCCTTCGAGAGCGTCGCCGCCGTGCGCGAGGGCAACGAGACCGCGCTCTACGCCATCATCCAGCGCGAGATCAACGGCAGCGCGGTGCGCTATGTCGAGCGCCAGCGCAGCCGGGCGTTCAGCGCCGCAGCCGACGCCTTCTTCGTCGATGCTGGCGTCTACTATAGCGGCACGGCCATCGACGAAGTGACCGGCGGGCTGGAGCATCTGGAAGGCGAGATCGTCTCGATCCTGGCCGACGGCGCGGTGTGCCCGCAGCAGACCGTAATCGGCGGCGGGTTGCCCGCAGCCTTGCCCGTGGAGTGCGAGACGATCATCATCGGCCTGCCTATCGAGGCCGACGTCGAGACCCTGCCCTTCGCTGTCGAGATGCAAGGCGCGGGGCAAGGCCGCCCGAAGAACGTCAACGAGGTCTGGCTGCGCGTCTTCCGCAGCTCGGGCGTGTTCGCGGGCCCCAGCTTTGACAAGCTGACCGAATACAAACAGCGGACCACCGAGCCCTACGGCTCGCCGCCCGCTCTGACCACCGACGAGATCAGCATCAAGATCGGGCCCGCGTGGGCGACCAACGGGCAGGTCTGTATCCGGCAGTCGGACCCGCTGCCCCTGACCGTTCTGTCGATGTCCGCGGAGACGGCCCTTGCCGGTTAAGGTTCGTTTGGCCAAGGTTGAAGACGCCGGGGCCATCGAGCCCGGGCTTCGGCCGGACGACCGGGCCGAACTGATAGCCGCATCGGGACCGGACGTCCTAGGCCAGCTTCGCGAAGCCGTTGAGCTTTCCCGGGGGCGGCTCGGACAAATGGCCTTCGTCGCCGAGCACGGCGGCGAGATCGTCGCGCTCTTCGGGTTCGTGCCGGTCAGCGCCCTGTCGGACGCCGCGCACCCGTGGCTGGTCGGCACGCCCGGCCTGGCCCGGGTTCCCGGTATGTTAAACAGGCTGTCTCGCTCCTACTGTTCGGCCGTGCTGGGCGCGTATCCCCTGCTCTTCAACTACGTCGATGCTCGCAACACGACGAGCGTGGCGTGGTTGAAGAGATTGGGGTTCGAGATCAGCGCGCCACAGCCCTTCGGTGTCGAAGGCCTCCCCTTCCACCTCTTTGAAATGCGAGGCCCCCTTGTGTAACCCGCTGGCGATCATGGGTATGCAGGCGGTGGGCGCGGCCACGAGCGCGGTCGGAGCCTACGGCTCCGCGAAATCGCAGAAGAGCGCGCTCGGCTTCCAAGCCCAGATGGCCGACGTCAACGCGCAGCTGGCCGAGCGCCGCGCGCAGATCGCGCTTGAGCAGGGTGCCTACCAGGCTCAGGAAATCGAACGCCAGGGCGCGCGCGCCAAGGGCTCGCAGCGGGCCAACATGGGTGCGAGCAACATCGCGCTCGACAGCACCACCGCGCTGGCCATCGTCGCCGGCACCGACATGGTTACCGCCGAGGACGCGCAACAGGCACGGATCAACGCCGTGCGCGCGGCCTGGGGTCACCGCACCGACGCGACCAACATGCGCAACGAGGGCGTCGCCGCCCGGGCCAACGCCAAGGGCATCAACCCGATGGGGGCCGCGTCGACCAGCCTTCTGGGCAGCGCCACGAGCATGGCGTCCAGCTATTACGGCATGCGGAAAGCGGGCTGATGGCCAACCTCCGCATCGACGACACGCGCCGCGTCGCGCCCGGGCAAGCCCCGGGCAGCTTCTCCGCGCCGGACGCCTCGCGCGGCGCGCAAGTCGCATCGCAGCAACTCGAACGGACGGGCCAGGCCGTGCAGCAGGCGGGCCAGGTCGCGGCCAACATCTACACGGCCGAGCGCGAGAAGCTCAACGAAACCCGGGTCAACGACGCCCTGTCGCGCGCCTCGCGCGTTGCGCAGGAACAGCAAGCGGAGTGGAGCGCGCTGCGAGGCGAGGCCGCGCTCAAGGTCGGCGAAACGGAACAGCCGGTCACGGACGTCTATGCTCCGCGCTTCGACCAGGCGGCCAACCAGATCGCCGACGACATGGGCCTCACGGCCGAACAGCGTCGTCGGTACGCCGAGCGCGTCGCGCCGCTGTCTGACCGGGTGCGTGGTAGCCTTACCGACCACTTCGTCCGCGAAAATGAGACCTACCAGGAGCAAGTCTACACGAGTGGCGTGGCCACCGCGCAAGACCTGATCCGCAGCAACCCGAACGACACAGAGTTGGTGCGGTTGAACGCCCAGCTGATCCGCGATTTGACCGCGGCCGAGAGCTTGCGGCGAGGGTTGCCCGCCGGGGCCCGGGCCATCGCGGAACGCACCAATGTCGGCAAGGCGTTGGCCGACGTCGTGACGGACCTGGCCGACGAGAACGTCGACGCCGCGCAGGCTTTCTTCGACGCGAACTACGAGGACATGACGGCCGAGCAGCGCGACCAAGCGCGCGCGGTCCTGCGTCCGGCCTACGAGGCGCGCACCGCTGAACAGGTCGCTGATATGTTCGGACCTCGGTTGGGCGGCGCGGTCGCCGCGCCGGGCGGTGCGGCTAGTTTCGACCAGTCGATGGTGTCGGTCTGGCAGTCCGAAGGTTCGGCTCTGGTCGCCGAAGACAACGGCGCAGGCCGTGCCCGCTTCGGGATCACGGAACGCTCGCATCCCGCCGCTTGGGCCGACGGCGACGTCACCCGGGAAGAGGCCAACGCGATTTACCGGCGCGACTATTGGGACGCCATCGGCGCGGACGATCTGCCCGCAGGTCTCGCCCACATCGCTTTCGACACCGCCGTTAACATGGGCGCGGGTCGGGCGCGTCAACTGCTGGCGCAGGCCGACGGCGACGTGACCAAGTTTGCGCAGCTTCGCCGCGCCGAGTATCGCCGCATCGCCGCCGCGGACCAAGACGGCTCCAGCCGTCAATATCTGGGCGCGTGGTTGGAGCGTGTCGATAAGGTCGAGATGGAAGCCCTCGGCCAAGCGCCGGCCGGGCCGGCCCGCGCCCCGACGATGTCGGTTACGCAGGCGGTGGCCGCCGCCCGAGCGGCTCTGCCCGAAGGCGCGCCGCCCTCTCTGGTCCGCGCCACCGAGGCCGAGGTGCGCCGTCGCTACACCGACTTCGACCGGGCAGAGGCCGAGGCTTTCGAGGAAGCCGACACCGAAGCCTTCCGGCACATCGAAACCAACCGCACCATGCCGGGGCCCGAGATCATTTCCCGGCTGAAACCCGGCCGTTTGGAGGCGATCCGCAACTATTTCCAAGCGGTCACCGCCCCGCCCGTCGTGCGTAGCGACCCGGAGACGGAGTTGGCGCTCGCCGCCCGTCCCGAAGTTTGGCAAGACATGACGCCGGAAGAGTTCATCGCCGCGTATGGCAGCAAGCTGTCTGCGGCCGACAGGGTGAGCTACGTCGGGGCGTTGGCCCGGGCGGGCCAGCAAGCCCGCACCGAAGCGGCCACAGCCAACTCCGTCCCGCAGCAGGCCTTCTCGTCGGCGTGGTCGGCGACACTCGACGCTGCGGGCATCGACCGCACGCCGTCAGGTCGTACCGCTGACAGCGACCGCCAGGCGCTGGCCAACATCAACGCTGCCGTGCGCGAAGAGGTGATCGAGCGCCAACGCACGCTCGGCCGCCAGATGAACCGTGAAGAGATCGCCGCGCTCATCGAAAACCGCATGAGCAGGCTTGCGTGGGAACGTCCGCAGGGTATCTTGCAGCCCTACGCCACCGGCAGTCAGATTTCCTACGAGACGATGATCCCGACGAACCAGCGCGAGTACCGCACCCGCGCCCGGGAACGTCTCGGCCGCAACCCGACCGACGCCGAAATCTTCAACGAATACATCACCGCGCGCATCCGAGGACGATAGGCGAGCATGGCTCTCGAAGACCAAGACCCCGCCGCCGAGATCGAAGAACAACGCCGCCGCCTGGCCAACGCCCTGCGGACGGGCGTCGTCGAGAACCCGGATGCGCTGGCCGCCGACCGTGCCGAGGCTGCGCGCCGGGGCATGCCGGTCTCGCGCCTGCGCGCCATCCGCGAGGTCAACGGCGCGCTGCCGCCCGTCGACTTCAATGTCGATGGCCAACGTTGGAACTACGCCGACCTGCCCCAGATCGCGCCGGCCACCGCCTCGTGGTTGAGCACGCCGGCCAACGCCGCCATCGCCCACGACGACATTGAGAATATGTCGACGGTCGAACGGCTGTTTTCACGGCTGCTCGAAGGCTCCGCGCGTATCGTTACGGAGTTCGCGGGCGCAGCCGAGACGACTATGGGCGGCGTCGAGCCGTTCGTTCGCCGTCAGCTCGACAACGTCGGCATCCCCTCCTTCGACGCGGTGCGCGACGAACGCACGGGTGCGCTCACCATCGTGCGCAGCACCCCCGAGACCTACGCCCGCGGCGTCCGACTGGCCGACGCGATGGACGGGCGCGAGCGCATCGCGCCGGGCACGAGCTGGGAACAGGTCAAGGCCGACCCGGCGCGCAACGTCATCCCCTTCGCGCTCGAAGAGGGCGTCGTATCGCTGCCCGACATGGTCGCGGCGATCACCGCCATGCCGCTCTACGTCGCCTCGCGCAGCGGCGGCATTTCCGAAGAGCGCGCCACGAACGACGGGCGCGAAGAGGCCACGGTTCAAGACCTGATCGCCGCCCTGCCGCCCGCCGCCGCCTCGGCGCTGCTGGAGCGCCTCGGCACGCGCGGGATCATCGGCCTCGACGACGCTGTGCGCGGCGGCGCGCGGGGCATCCTCCCGGCCGCCGGGCGCGCGGGCCTGAAGGAAGGCCTGACCGAAGCCGCGCAGAGTGGCGTCGAATACGCGGGCGCGACCGTCGGCACCGAGGCCGGGTTCGACCCGGTTCAGGCGCTCGACCAGATGGCGGCCGGCGCGGTCGCGGGCACCCCGTTCGGGGCCGCCGTGCGCACCACCACCGCTGCGGCTGAAGTCGCGGCCCAACGCTTCGGCGGCGAACAGACCCGGGCCGCGGATGCCGAGCAGGCGGCGCAGACCTTCCAAGACCTCGCCACGATGGCCGAGGCCTCGAAGCTGCGCGAGCGCGACCCCCAGACCTTCCAGCAGTTCGTTGAACAAGCGTCCGAGGACACCCCGGTCGAGAACGTCTACGTTGAGGCCGAGGCCTTCGCCCAGGCGCTGAACGCCGCGGGCATCCCGGTCGAAGACGTGGTCGCTGCGATCCCGACGCTGGCCGACCAGCTGCCCGGCGCTCTGGCCACGGGCGGCGACATTCGCATGACGGCCGGCGAGTTCGCCGCCCACATCGCCGGCACCGACGCGGCGGCGGGTCTGCTCCCGCATCTGCGCGCTGACCCCTTCGCTATGAGCCAGGCCCAGGCCGAGGAGTTCATGTCGACACAGGGCGACGTGCTCCAGGTCGAGGTCGAGAGCGCGGCGACGCAGGCGATGGCCAGCGAAGAGCTGCGCGCGTCGCGCGAACGTGTGCAGACCCGCATCGCCGAAGAGCTGAACACCACCGGGCGCTTCACCAAGGACGTCAACGCCGCCTACGCCTCGCTGCCGTCGGCCTTCTACGACGTCATGGGCGCGCGGCTGGGCCTCACCGCCGAGCAGGCGGCCGAACGCTACCCGCTCAAGTTCGCCGCCGAGCTGCCGTCGAGCGCCGGCCGCACGACGCTGGACCAGCCTGTTGGGGGTTTGAAGGGCTACCTGCGGGACGTCGATGTGGGCGCTTTGTCTGGGCGTCTGCCTGCGCGCTATCACCGCGCTATGAGCCGTCTTACCCAAGACGGCGAGTACCTGATGGCTGAAATACCGTTGCAGGCCTTGGTGGGGACGCAAGACGAAGTCAACGACGATTTCAGCACGTCTTCGCAACGCTACGATCCCGCTCGCGGGGACGACCGTCCCGCGGTGTTCAAGGTAAACGGCCGGTATGTCGTGAGAGACGGGCACCACCGTCTCGCGGCGGTAGCTGCCCGCGGAGAAGCGGCGGCCCCCGTCCGCCTGTATGACGTAGACGCCGCGATGGGTTTGGCCGATCCGGTAGACCCGAGCACGCCGCTGTTTGATTGGGCCGACCAGAAAGACCCTCGCAACGTGGCACAGCGCGCAGCGGACACTGTCTCCCGCTTCGCCCAGAGCCTGATGCCCGACGCCAAGACCGACGCGGCCCCGGCGGAAGAGCAGATCAACACCGAGACCGCAGCATTCAAGGCCTGGTTCGGCGACAGCAAGGTCGTGGACGAGGCCGGCCAGCCGCTGGTCGTCTACCACGGGACGA